TCATTCAGAAAAGATTAGCTATGTGGTAGAGCATACATATCATCCTGACTTTATAAGAAAGCTTGATAAAAAAATAATCTACCTTGAAGCTAAAGGAAGGTTCTGGGATTATGCAGAACATAATAAATATGTATGGGTTAAAAAGGCTCTTCCTAAAAACATAGAGCTTGTATTTTTATTTGCTGACCCTGCTGCCCCTATGCCCGGAGCAAAACGAAGAAAGGATGGGACTAAAAGGTCACATGCTGAGTGGGCAGAAAGGAACGGATTTAGGTGGTACAGTGTCTATAGTATTCCTAAAGATTGGATTGACTCTTCATGCCGTATTGAACTTAATCCCGATTATCCAGAGGAGCAAGAATGAAACAGCACACTAAAAAGAAAGTTAGTATTGATAATGCAACACCTCAAGAGTGGGACAATGTTAATAAGCCTAAGCATTACAACAACGGAGATATAGAATGTATAGACGGAATCCGCGCCATGTTAAGCCACGAAGAGTTTGTTGGTTATTTACGCGGAAACAGTCTGAAGTATCGCTGGCGCTATCCGTACAAAAACGGAACGGAGGATCTAAGAAAGGCGGCGTGGTACGAAGATAAGTTGCTAAAGGTCTTGGAACAAGATGGATAAAAATTACATCGACCGGAAAACTGTTCGTAGGGACAAGTACCATAAGAAACGTAAAGGTAGAGTAACTAAAGATAATAAAAACTTTAAGAGTATTCGGTTAGAAGAATTAAGAAAAATAGACGCAGATGAGGAGCTGTTTGATGGATCAGTATCAACAATACATACACAAGAGTAGATATGCACGTTACATGGATGAAGAGAAACGCCGTGAAGAGTGGGGAGAAACAGTTAATCGCTACCTTACTTTCTTTGTGGAGCGTAATCAGTTAGGTGCTTCTGAAGCTGAAGAGCTGTTTAACTCTATTACTAGTCAAGAAGTAATGCCTTCAATGCGCTGCATGATGACAGCAGGAGCAGCATTACACCGCGACAACGTAGCAGGATTTAATTGTTCTTACCTCCCTATTGATAGCCCTCGCTCCTTTGACGAGTTAATGTATATTCTATTATGTGGCACAGGTGTAGGCTTTAGTGTAGAACGTGACTACGTTAACAGCCTTCCAGAAGTCGCTGACAGCTTCCATGAGACAGACTCTACTGTTGTTGTATCCGACAGTAAGGTAGGCTGGGCAAGCGCCTTTAGAGAATTAATAAGTCTCTTGTATGCCGGTAAAATACCTAAGTGTGATCTTACTAGGGTACGTCCAGCAGGGGCTAGGCTCAAGACATTTGGAGGTAGAGCCAGCGGCCCACAGCCTTTAGCAGAACTATTTAATTTTACTGTTGATATGTTTAAAGCTGCAACAGGACGTAAGCTAACTTCACTGGAGTGTCATGACTTAGTATGTAAGATTGCAGACATTGTTGTTGTAGGTGGTGTGCGTAGGTCAGCTCTAATTTCTTTGAGTAATGTTACTGACAATCGTATGGCTAACGCTAAGAACGGTGAGTGGTATTTAGGTAACGGTCAACGAGCCTTGGCAAACAACAGTGCTGTCTACTCTGAGAAGCCTGACTTTGATACGTACTCTTCTGAGATGAAGCGACTATACGACTCTAAGTCTGGTGAGCGTGGTATCTTCAGCCGTATTGCAGCACAGAAGGTAGCAGCACGTAACGAGCGTAGAGATGCCTCATTTAAGTTTGGTACTAATCCCTGCTCTGAGATTATCTTACGTCCTTATCAGTTCTGTAACCTGTCTGAGGTTGTTGTACGAGAAGATGATACACTGCAAACTCTTAAGAAAAAGGTACGCACAGCTACAATCCTTGGTACTCTACAAGCTACTATGACTGACTTCCGTTACCTGCGTAACATCTGGAAAAAGAATACAGAAGAAGAAGCATTGCTTGGTGTCTCTATGACAGGCATTATGGACTGTAAGCTTACAAACGGCTCGACGGGTGAGGCTGCACTAGGAAGACTCTTAGAGACTCTTAGGGACATTGCAATAGAAACTAATAAAGAGTGGGCTAACAAGCTGGGTATCAACCAATCTGCTGCTATCACTTGTGTTAAGCCCTCTGGTACTGTATCTCAATTGACTGACAGCGCCAGCGGTATTCATCCTCGCTTCAGTGATTACTACATCAGGACTGTACGAGCAGACAAGAAAGATCCTCTTGCTACAGCCATGATTGATGCAGGTTTCCCTCACGAAGAAGACGTAATGAACAGCTCTAACTGGGTGTTTAGCTTCCCTCAGAAGGCTCCTAATAAAGCCGTAACAGTAGAAAGCATGGGTGCTATGGAACAGTTAAAGCTGTGGAAAGTTTATCAAGATAGTTGGTGTGAGCATAAACCCTCTATGACTTGTTATTATAACGACGATAACTTCTACTCTGTATGCCAGTGGATCTGGGAAAACTTTGATAGCGTTAGCGGCATTAGCTTCCTGCCAGAAGCAGAGCATGTGTACAAGCAAGCGCCTTACCAAAAGATAGACAAGGCTACGTATCAAAAGCTTTTAAAAGAAATGCCTAAAGATATGGAGTGGGACATTGAGGAGCTGGACGACAACACAGAAGGCGCTCAAACCTTAGCGTGTGTTGCAGGAGTGTGTGAGATATGAGAGGCAACATCATCTCATTTCAGGTTTATATAGACTCAAAGGGTAATCTTATGACTGAGTTCAGCAGATTACCTGACGAGGGCTTAAAGATATTTGACACAGAAGATAAACCCTATATCAAGAAAGTATTGAATGAGGCCTCTGTTAAACTTGAGGGGCTTCACGATTACTTAGAAAAAGAATTACAGGCTTTATGATGGATGATATATATTTCACACCTGAGACAAGGCTGTCTACTGTGTTCAGAACTAACTCTGAAATTATAGCTGCGTTAGCTTCTATAGAACTGGCCGAAGAAAACATTCAAATAATTACAGAGCTTTTAAAGAAGCATTCTGATTTTGTTTTAGATCTATCAGCCAAAGCCGCCCTAGCAGAACGGCTAGATGTTAGAGCGGTTAAGTAACTACTTACGTGACTTAGCTCCTACACACTTCCAACGCTTTCTTGAAAGGTTGTTAGGAGTATTAGGATCGTTCTGCTTCTTCTTAGGTAACCGCTTCTTAATTCCTAAGCTTCTTGCACAGTAGCTATCGCCTTTAGAAGTACCCGGCTTAACTCTAGGGCCGCCGCCTTTAGCTTTACCAGCCTGACCGTAGCTGACCTTCTTACCACTAGCCGTTACCTTTACCTTCGCCTTTCCTTTTCTAGGTTTAGCCATCTGTATATTCCTCTTCTTTTTTATCTAACCAAACAACAATCAACAGCAGTAAAAATACTACTATAGTTCTCATACCTTGCGATGCCTACGTGTTTTCTTTGCAACCTTCTTAGGCTGCTTACTGTGTTGCTTACCTTTCTTTGTATCTTCACGTTTCTTTTTAGTAGTGGCTGCGTATTCTTTACTGCTTAAAGATTTGATAGCCTTCTCAGGAAGATAACGCTCACCTGTTTCACTAGACTTCTTACCAGACTTAGTACGCCACTTCTGTTTTGTCCAAGCTTTTAAAGACTTCTGAGACTTTTTAAGAGCCATTACCTATATCCTCCACCCTTAGCTTTATATTGTTTAGCTAACATCTGAGCTTTACGTGCTGACCACTGACCAGCTTTACCGCCCTTTGAACCTGCTTTAATTCTATTAAATAGATTCTTACGCATAGTAGGCTTAGTATAGTTACCCGCCTTATTAACCGTAGATTTCTTTCTAGCCATAATTATTCACCTAAAAAATTAACATAAGTAAACCCATCATCATGCCCAACCCCAGTAACCCTGTTGTGAACATAATAGATAAAGTTTTTATAAGTTCTACACGCTGTCGTCTTAATATTTTTTGACGATTTATTTCTTTTTCATGCTCTAATCTGCTTTCTTCTACACGCTGCATAATTTCATTATAGTCTGCTGAAAGTCCTTGCATAAGCATCATATCTTTTAGCTGCTGATTAAAAGTAGATAGCTGTCTTTTAGCAAGCTGAACTTGCATACTTTCTTTGACAGATAGTTTTCCTACATACTTTTTTTCAACAGCTTGTACAGACTCATTAGCCTTAGCGTACTTTCCCATAACATTAGCAAAGCCACTTGCATGTCCACCTGTTTCTTTTAAGGTAGATATAGCATCGTTAAGCCCTTTCATAACTGTAAGAATTGTTGTTATTTCAGCTAACATTAGTTTTTACTGTTCCATAATTCAAACAACACTTTTATTTTTTCTTTAATAGTTTCTATATCTCCATGCATTTTGGCTAGGACAATAACCAAAGTTATAAAACCCATAAACATAGGCCAAGTAGAATTTATAAACTCCATGATTGTCACTACTTAGACACTCCTGATTTCTTCTCGTATGTCCTCATTGCGCCCAGACCTAACATGCCCATCAACACAGGCATCATAGTTTCCAAAGGAACCAGAGGTATCACTATGTCATACTCAAGTAAAGCTAAAACAAAGTTACTAAACGGAATAGTAATAAAGTTTCCGAACATACCTAAGCCGCATGTCCACCCGATGAAGGGCCTCCAGCCGCTTATAAACACGTTGGAGTGGGCCGCCTCCACAGCATTAATTTCCATTTGACCCTTAGCAATCTCCTGAGCGTGATTCTCAGCCATCGTAGCGACTTCGTGAGCCAGCTTAGCTTTCTGATCCTTGTCCTCTATGAACTTGTCTAGCAACCCTGTGACAGGCCCTATAAGAGCGTTTAAGACGGCCATCTAGTAGCTCCATACCCAAGGACGAGGACGATCCTCATCCCACTCAAGGTCATCTAAATGTATAAACCTATTGTTACCTTTTTGATTAACACCTATTCCAGTCATGCCTACTCTTAGCGCAGCATCTAAAAGCTTGTGAGCTTTGTCTCCGCTAACAGCAATGTCAATGGCATGGCCTGAAGCATGAGCGCCGGGAGTTTTTTTCTTACGCTCAATAATGTGATCCTTGCAACGGTAAGCAGAAGTAACAACAAAAGGGAATCCTAACTCATGACGTAGTGCTTCTACTTTAACCATAAAAGATTCATCCATTCCATCAGCACCACAGTGTTGACATTTAAGTTCTTCTGTGCTAAAATATTTATACATTATTTAACTTGCTCCTTAAAGAGTTTAAGACTTTACCGCCTTTATTATTTCTTTTTCTTATCTTAGTTATTACCACAGAAACTCCACTTATCCCTTGTTTATTTGGAACAGTTAAAACTTCAAAAGAATCTCCTAGTACATCGGTAACGTACTTACTAAGCTCTTCTTTCGTAAATCCTTTCTGATAAGATCCTGTAGATGTGGTAAAAGCTAAAGGCTCTTCTTTTACTATTGTAGCTTTTTTAGAAGCCATACCCGCTTTAGCAGCACCAGCATCCCATGTCTGTATTAAAGCCTTGCCCCCAACCTTCAAAGCGTTTCCTATATTAAAAACAGCTTCTTCTCTTAAACCGGGAGGAAGAACATTAATAACATTAGTACTGATAATTTTACCGTATTTATTTTTAGGAATTTCACTAGGAGACATAAATGTAGGATTAAAATCTTGTTCTGGAAAAGGCTCAAAAGTATCATCTATTTTATTAGCTTTTGCATTTAAGCCTTTACCTGCTCCGTAATCTAAAGACCTACCCTTAGCCCCTAACAAGTCTAAGTAAGAAGAAGCCTTGGTAGCTGTACCTATAGTGTTAGCCCTTTGTGTTGTTTTAGAAGCACTGTTAGCTTTTAAAGCAGCGTCCGGCTCACCTGCATCTACAGCCTTGGCTATCTGTTTACTTTCCTCAACAAGCTCATCTGTGTTTTTCATAGGCAGTTCTTCTACCGCTTCATCATCTAAAGATTTGAAAGCTTTTATCCCCATTTTAAATAAGCCTCCCACACTAAAGCCCATACGCTGTAAAGGATCTACTTCACCACCACTGCCAAAACCTAATCGTTGTAACGGATCTTCTCTGTCTTCTACGTCTGTAAAAGCTGTACCAGCCTGTTGGTTGTAAGGCATACCCGTCATCTTATCTATACGTTCATCAGGCTCTGGGGCTGTATTAGGTACGTCTAAGACCTCACCGCCTTTGTCATAGTTAGGAAGCTTATAAGGTTTACTTTTCCTGTTAGGCTCATCTACATATCTTTCACCTGTAACAGCCTCAACAGCTGATTTTATTTCTCTACCCATTGGAGCTACCTTTAAACTTTTTACGATTGCCCCTTCTGTGTCTCCGTATTGAATATCTCCCGCTACGCCTATACCCGTCTTGTAAAGATCTGTTGCCCAGTCTAAAGCAGGCCATATATCATCTAACTCAGCTCTTCCTCCGCTAGACGCAAGCTGCGCTACCTTATCAATAAGATAATGATTAAAATTACCTGTTCTTCCTGAAGCCTTTCCAATGTTTTTTAAGGTTGCATACTGGTCAAAATAAGTCTGTTGGTCTATCTCAAGATCAGCCCCTGTTGGGTCAGATAACAAGCTTTTAAAAGTTTCTATACCGTTGACTACTGCTATAGCGCCCAACATACGAACAAAAAGAATGTCGTGTCCGTCCTCCATGCGAGTAATTAAACTGTTTGTTTGAGTGGTCTTGGCTTGCGCCCATGACAAGAACTGCCCTAAGCCTCTAACAAAAGGATCATTAGACTTAGAAAAAGCTCTTCTGTTACCTATCTGAGGTATAAGAGCATCTCTATCGGCAGATTTAACACCTATTATATTAAGTATTCTATTACCGTCTACATCTTTAAAAGCATCTTCAACAGAATCAAACCTAGATAAAATACTAGCGTACTCATCAGTAATGCCTAAAGAGTTAGCTTCGTTTCTAAGCCCTGTACCACCTCCTCCTTTTGACATTTTATTTGCAACAACAAACCCTCGTTCCACGCCTGAGTTATATGCAAACTTTCTAGCATAGGAAGTAAGCTTAGTAAGACCGATTTTTTTAAAAAATTGTTCGTTTATCCATCTTGAGCTTCTTTGTATTTTAGATCCGGGGCTGCTTACCTCTAGTGCGTACTGTCTCAACTCATCTCCTAGAACATCTCTCTGAGCAAAACCTGTTTCTTTTGCAAAATCTTTTTGTCGGGCAAGAGCCTTTAAGCTTGCAAAAACTCCACTGTTCTGGAAAGGTTGAGCCAAGTCAGCCACACTTGTTATGGTTACTTTACCTAGCCTAGCTACGTTAGCTCCTGTAACAAAAATAGAGGAAATATTTTGGGCAAGAGGGCTTTTAGCTAACTTATTTCCTGCATCAATAAAACCAAAATAATCATTGGTCATCTCATCTATAGCATCAAGCTGTGATTGCATTGTAGCCTTTAACTTTTTCCTTTGCTTTAAATCAGCCCTAGCTAAAACTGTTTCAAAATTAGTAGTAATTTCTTTTTTAACCGCTGTCAAACCTTCGCCTTTAGCACCAAACTTTCTGGCAAACTCCATTATAGGAACGGTGTTATCAACGTATTGACGATAGACTTGATCAATATCTTTAACTAAAAAATCTTTTATTTCTAAACGAGCGTTAAAGTCTTTAAACATTCTGGGTTTTTCAAAGTGATCAGTAAGAGGACGAAAAACTCCTTTACCGTCATACGCAGAGGTATGCTTAGTATTAATACCTCCTTCTAACATGTCATCAATCCAGTCATCAATATACTTGTCAGCTCTGGCTTGTTTTTCTGGCGTTAAAGCGTTAGCTTGTATGCGATACGCTTTCTTATACGCCTTACGAGCCTCCTGCTCATTGTTAACTATTTTGTTAATATCGTGAAATTGCGGAAGCTTATAATCTTTTACCTTCCCTCGCATTTTAATACCAGTAGAAATGACTTCTTCTGTTAAGGCCCCTACACGAGAAGTTGCTTCTTCTGAGAGATTTACAATGGTAGCAATTTCATCATCTGAAAAACCTCTTTTACTTAGGCTGGCAGCGTTAACAAAACCCTCTGAATATTCGTATGCAGCCTCTCTAAGTCCTTTAGCATCGGCAGAAAACAAATTTAACAGGCCATCTTTTTTAGCAACATTAGAGTCGCTCAACACCCTTGACCAGCTAGTGTTTAATTCCTGCAATACTAAATCTTTATTCTCTTCAACAGAGGTAGAGGCCGCTCCACGGAGATTTGCCCCTCTTTGAGCAAACAAAGTTTTTCCTATTGTGGCTACTCTACCTCCAAAAGCATTTGCCTTCGCAGCAGAAGACCCAGCAGCTAAGTTGTTTAACATGCTTAAACTATTAGATTTTATTATCTTATTTATTTCTCCGGTAGCCATGTCTATATCTTGGTCAGAAAGCTTATTACTTTTCATAATAGCCTTAGAAGCAGCACCGCCTATCATACCTGCTAAAGCATAGTACATAATTTCATCTGGCTCTATCTCTTCATCTGAAGCCCAGCTAACAGAATAACCAAGTCCGACACCTCCTACAGCACCTATCATAGGGCGATACACAGCCCTTCTAATCATGTTAGCATTAAAAGCACCTTCTTCTTTTAGCCTTCCTGCTACCCCTGAAATGCCTTCTCCTATTACCTCTGCTTGACGAGCAAGCATATTTCCAGAATCTTTAAGATATTCAGAGGCTTCGTTATTTAAAATAGATAATCTTTCAAACTGAGCATCGGTATACCTATTCTTTTTTTTAGGACTAGCTCTTCGGGCAGACTCAAGCCTATACACCTTCTGCACTTGAGAGGCTGTACCCAACTTCTGCCCATTTGTTTGTGTGTCTTTTAAAACCTGTAAACGGCTTGGGTTTGCATTATTAAAAGAATAAGTCAGCTTATCAATATAAGCGTCCACCTTGTTATCGGGAACAGGGCCAATAGGGCTAAGGTAGTCAGTAGACTCAGTAACTTCTTCAGCTACCTCGTCAGTAACCGTGCTTCCAGCTTTTTTAGTTTTAGTAAAAGCAGCCCCTAATGCGCCTACACCTAAACCAGAAATTGCTAAAACCACAGGATCTACTTTTTCTCCTGCAGCCAGCTCAGAAAGAGCGTAATCGCCTCCAGCCACAGTTCCGGTAACAAGGGCGTTAGAGGCTCTGTCAGCCAGTCTAACAGCTTGCCCAGCTTTAGCAGCAACCCCTGCATAGCCCAAAGCAATAGCAGAAGGGTCTAAGAGAGTTCCTCCTATTTCACCTGTTAAAGCAAATCCTGACTGCTTTCTTTCTTCCGATAAGTCGTATTTGCCTTCTATCTCAGCTAGTCTTTCGGCCTCTTGTTTTTTTAAAACATCCTCATCCCCACCAGCCATGACATAACGAGCAGCGTTTCCTGCTAACCATCGGGACTTTTCAAAGCCGTAAGCAAGTTCTTCTATGTTTTCTTCAGCTTCTTCTAAAAAGGTAGGCTCCTCAGTTATTAAAAACTCTGACTCTTTTAAAATGTCGTCCCAGCTTTTATCAGTGTCTGCAGCCATTGTTAAACCCCGTATAGTTTTTGCATTACTGCTTCTTTGATTTCTTCAGAAAAGCCTTGTCTTTCATAATAAACTTCAACCATTTCACCGTTAACTTTTTTACTATAAGGCATACTTCTGGGGCCTAATAAAGTATAAACTTGTTCGGGTGTAAGGAAGTCTAAAGATTTTAACTGCTTAATACTTGATACTATTTTATTTATTTTTTTAGACTGTGGAGTTTCTTCTTGTACTAAGGCATCTATTTTTTTATCGGCCTTTTCTACAGCTTCTACAACCTTATCCTCTTTCACGGTTGTTTTTGGTTTTCTTTTAATTTTATCTTTATCAAAAAGAATACCAGATTTATCAGGTAAAGGAGTAGGATCAAATCCTAACCTTTCTAAGATACTCATACTTTTAATATCTTCTGAACCTTCTGGCTTATCTAATAAAGAACTAGAACGTCCTTCTCTTTTAATTTTATCTTTATCAAAAAGAATACCAGATTTAGCAGGTAAAGGAGTAGGATCAAATCCTAAGTTTTCTAGGATACTTCTACTTTTAATATTTCCTAAGCCTGATTTATTGTCGCTATCTAGCGCAAAATCTTTCAAAGCCGATTCTCGCCCGGCTGCCCCAGACTGTTCTGCGGCTATAGCTAACAGGTCTTCTTTTGTCGTGGTTCCTTTACCAGCCTTGTTAAAAAGATTAGAAATTGCGGAGTCACCATACAAAGGATGAGGCTTTCCAGCAGACTTAGCAGCAGATAATTCTGCTCTATTAGCATATAAAGCATCTAAAAATTCTTGACCTTTTGGAGTACTTGCTATCGCTTCTTTAAGCCCTTCTCGTTTTTCTATTGCCTCTCTAACTTTTATTATTTCATCTTTATCAGGCATTCCTTTAGAAATAAAAGATTCAGCCACGCCTTGTAGTCTAGCGACTGTAGAAGATTTTTCTGGCTTAGGAACAACAGGAGCCTCTGGATTAGAAGCAACAGGATCCTCAAATATAGGAAGAGAAGACAAATCCCCGACATCCATTAGATCATCTTGTTCCTCTAACTGCTCTTTAATGCTTTTAACAGTTTCAGGAGGAGCGCGGCGAACAGAGCCATTGTACAGATTTTGAATAGAAACTTTATCTTTATCTTTAGAATAAAAAGGTACGTCTTCTTTTGTTTCTACGGCTTCTCTACCTAAATTACTTTCTAAAAGAAGATGCATATACTCATATGTTTTTAGTTCAACCTTACGAGCGCCTTCACCCGGAATTTCAGAAAAATACTCATCTTTATTAGCCACCATGTCAGAACGTACAAGACGCTCGGCTTCAGTAACAAGCTGTGCTGCTAAGTTTTCAAAGCGGCTATCTACAGCAGTAACGTATGTAGCGAAGCTACTAGAAGAATTTTCTAAAGCCCTACCTTGAGCCTCGGCATAGGTCTGTTTAGGCACTTTACCTTCATTTGCTTGTGCATAAATTTGTACATATAGTTCTTCTTTAATCCTTTTTATATTTTCAGTATTTTCTTCAAACGAAAAAAATGTATTAGCAGATTGCTCTATTTTAGCTTTTCCTGAATTAGGAATAATGTTAGTTATTGATGAGCTTATTCTGTTTGTAACTGCTCTATTAGCCTGTAACTTAGTAGGCGCTCTTTTATTTGACACGCCCATAACTATTGCTTCCTTCGCTTCCTCCATTGTATAGTCCTGATCTAAAAAAGGCTGGACATTTTGCTGATCAATAGCGGTTACTAAAAGGTTATTCTTTTTTCTAGCCTCATTTGCATTTTTTAAACTTTCACCTAATGGCTTGTTCTCTTTTAATAGCTTTTCGGCATAAGCATCTAAACCTTCAACAACATTTGAAGCTCTTAAATAGTTTTCCTCTAAGTCAGTAGCACTCATGTCATACCACTCTTGAGACTGTCCCGGTACTCCAGCAGTAAGTATTCTTTTAATCGCAGGCTTTCTTATGTCCTTATCATAGTCTTTCCCTCTAAGCCATGCTAAAGCTCTACCTACGGCCTGCCTTCCTCTGCTTTGTCCAATAGCAGTTTTCCTATAAGCAGCCTCCATTTCTGCTAAACTTGGCGCAGCTTTTAAAGTCTTAATACCAGCATTAAGCTCGGCCCATTGTTTTTCCCACTCTGCTCGGGCGCTTTCTCGCTCTTCACTGCTATAGATATATTCGTTAATAAAAAGATTTTCGTCAGGGCCCCCTGCAACACCCTGAACAGCTTTTTTTCTAGCTTCTAAAATAGTATCAATACCGTATTGTTCTGTTGAACCCGCTGCTCTTCCTTTTTTTAGAATTTCAGCTCGTGTCGCCTCTAACTCCTCTAATCTTTTTTTGTTTAATTTAGCACGGTAAGCAGCCTGTCTGCCGTCTTCTGTATCTTTAAAAAAGTTTTCTTCTTTTCCAAACACAAGGTCACCAGCAAAATCAGTAGCACTTTTACCAAAAGCCTGTACAGCAGGAGAAATAGCAGCGCTTATCAGCCCATACTTAAACTTGTCACGCATCATACGCCGTTGATAGTCTTCTTCTTCTTTACGCCTTCTTTTATATTCAGCGCCTGTGGCCTGTCCTAAAATAGAAAAGGCTTGACCTGTCTGTCTTCTGGTTTTATTAAGATCCATACTATCCACCATTTATCTTTCTCCTAACAAAGATCTTCCCTTGGGAGGGGTTACTTGCTCTAGACTATCTGCTAATTCAGACGGGAAATCCTCATCCATTTCAGGCTTATCTATAGATGATAAAGCTTTATTTAAAGTAGGAAGCTTATCTTCCTCTGAGCTTTCGTACTCATCAGGATCACCCATAATGGTAAAGTCTACTCCTGCTCTTTCAGCCAAAGCCGCTATCATATAAGCTAAAGGCTCTGCCAACAAAAGCATCATGTCAGGGTTAAACAGACCATCTTCAAAGCCTTTAAACAAAAACACCTTAACAACTTCCATAATAGAAACATCTGCATCCAAGGCCATCAGAATCCTGTCGTAGTTTTCTTCGTCGGTAAACAGCTCAAAGTAATACTTAAGAGCGGCAGGCTTATCTGTAAACTGTGGCGCTCTTTCAAAAGGCGCAGGAGCGTCAGGATCATTTGTTAATGATTGCCCCGGTATTGGCCTATTAAAAGATGTACCAACTTTAAAAAACTCTTTATCTAATTCTGTAGCAGCCATTTTATTTCCTTATGCCATTGCACTTGTTGGTCTGTTATATTGAGACATTAGCTGTTCCCAAAAGCTGGCACCACCACCATAATCCTGATACTGCAAAGGAACAGGAGAATAACTCGTATTATCTATAACCATTTGTTGATAATTAGTAGGTTGAAGCCCATAGGCATACAAAGGGGCAGTAAAGTCTTCAATACCGGGGCCTCTTCTTGCACCCCACATTGGACTAAGATCTACTTCAGGCTCTCCTTGTATTTTACCCATAGCAGCCTGTGTAAGCCCAGTCATTACTACATTTTTTGCCATTGCACCGGGAAGCTGTTTACCGTAATCAACAGTTTTATCTAGTAAGCTTTTTGGGGCAGGTGCGTCTATACCCGTATCAGGTATAGTCAAATCAGGTATACTTGTTTTGGTATAACCAGCATCAACAGGATCAATCATTCCGCTGTCAACAGCTCTATCCATATAAGTTTTATTAGCAAAATCAACATTAACGTCACTACGTTCAAGTAGTCCACTATCTAAACCCTTCTGAACAGTATCTTTAACTGAGGAATCAACAGCATATCTTTCGGCCACACTGTCTGTGTAAGCAGAAGTAGCGCCTTTAATATCAGTATCCCAAAACTCTGCCGCTTTATTGCCCAGCTTTTCCCAACTATTTGAAAGACCTTTAGAATATTCTCCCCAAGCCTGATCCCAAGTAAGACCTTTATATTGAGACATTCCTAGCTTGCCTCCTATCCACTTACCTGTTGTTTTAAAAAAGCCAGTAACTGCTCCAGTAACTGTATCAAATCCAGACTTAGCAAACTGAGCAAACTCTACACCTTTACCTATTACAGTAGCCGCTGCTTTACCTACCGATCCCATTTTTGAAAGACCAGTAAGCATTTTACCGCCAAACTTTGCAAAGCCTTTCATCAGCGGCCCTAACATTTGACCAAAGGGAATAAACATTAAAGCAATCTGCCCTGCTATGCCTAGTTTACCCATAAACTTACCTACTTTTTTGAAAAGATTTTTGATAGGCTTAAAAATCTTTTTAAAAGTTTTTTTAACGCCTTTCCAAAGTTTACTAAAAAATCCCATGTATTACTCCTGTTTTATTTCTAACTGCCTTATACACACCATTATACCTAGTCTGGTGGAACATATGTGTCTGGTACACCATCACCATCTGTATCGGTATTGAACCTGTTACCATCTTCATCTGTAAATGCGTTGTCAACTCCTTCTTGAATATTACCAGATTTAGTACTGTCAACTGATTCAGCAACACCTTCCAGCATTTCAAACAAGGCTGTTCTTTGAGTTGAAAAAGAATCATCTGTCATAAACGCCTCATTAGATAACGCAGAACTGACAACCCCCACTAAACGGTTTCTTTCATTTTCGTAAGCTTGTCTATTATACGATGCAGTGTCTCTAAGCTCTTGCCACATCTGAGACTGAGTAGCCATGTCCATATTAAACTGAAAACCTGCTGACTGTTGATTGGCAGCATTCTTAGCAGCCGTTTCAGCGGTATTAGTGTTTCTTCTCCACGTAATATTAGACTGCTCTACTGCCTGTGCATTTGCAGCGTTCCATTGCTCAGCATTATAATCCATTTGGGCATTAAATTGTTCTACTTGAGTTTTTAACTGGGCATTAAGTTTATCAGCTTCTAACGTGTTTCCTTCTCTTATTGCGGTCATTCTATTTTTTTCAGTAGCGTTAAACTGCTCCATAGCGTTGCTCTGAGCAGAGTTAAACTGATTCATTTGCTGTCCTAAACCAGCTATATACTGATCAGTCTGTTGTTTTGAAGTAGCGTTAAACTGTCTAGAAGCATTAATAGAAGCAGCCTCTGAAAGAACTTGTTGTTGTTTCATTTGCTGATCTAGAACAACTGCTTGCTGCTCGTTAGATAAATTTGCCATATCCATAGCCAAAAAGCTTTTAGCATTTTCAATAGATACTCTAGTTCTTGCATCAGCGTTAGCTAAATCCATAGAAGCCAAAGCAGTAGCATTTTGCATAGCTGCTTGCTGTTTATTATCTAAATTTTTCATAGTCATAGACTTCATGAACTGACTATTAGCTAAAGCCATTTGCTGATTAGCATCAAATTGCTTCATGTCCATATTAGCGTCTATTTGAGCGTTAAACATAGAAGCTTGCTGCTCGTTAGTAAGATTGGCTAGTCCCATTTGCTGTGCTAAGTTTGCATTAAGCTGAGCAGCACTCATCTTCTTTTCATACTTTTGAAGCTCTGCCATGTTTTCAGCAGACATAGATTCTGAGTCAGCTTGATTTTTAGCTGTAAGATTAGCTAAAGATATTTTCTCTGCCGCACCAAGCTGAGCCATTTCAGCACTTAGTCTTAATTGCTCATTTTTACTCATTACATCAACATAAGTAACGTATTCTTGCAGCTTCATACGATTAGCTTCAGTCATATTAGCAGAATCAGCAGCCGCTCTTTCAGCTAAATTAGCCATTTCCATTTGTTGCTCGTTACTTAAATTAGCAAGATCCATTTGCTGGGCAAGACTGACATTAGTCTTTTTAAAGTCTATAAGCGTTTGTAAATTAACAAGACGCTCTTGATTTTTAGCAGACATAGACTCTCTAGAAGCTGCATTCTCTTCAGTAAGATTCATCATTTCCATGCGAAGAGAAGAATCAAGATTAGCTTTTTCCATGTCTTGATCAAGATCAGCTTGACGCATAATACGATTAATTTTAGCATTATAAGAAGCCAAACGAGTCTGCTGCTCTGCGCTTAAGTTCTGACCTTCCGCAGCATTAAGAGCTTGTAAATTAGCTAAATCTAAACGACTTGCAGCGTCTAAATTAGCCAAAGCCGCTTGCTGCCTTTGAGAAGACTCTTGAGAAGCTTTTTGCTGCTGATTAATAATATTTTGTTGCCTTGATTCTTGTTGCTGCTTAGCAGTAGTCAAAACAGCCTGCTGCTCAAACTCTCCTTGCTGAATTTTAATTTGTTGAGCCATTTCAGCAGACTGAGATGCTGCCGTCTGCCTATTAGCAAGGTTAGCCATCCTAATGCTCATAGTGTTTTGAGCGGAAGCTAAGTTAGCCTGTTGTTCATTGCTAAGGTTTTGCTGTGCGCGTTGCTGAAGGGCCTGAGCATTGCTCTGAGCCATAGGTAAAGCACTTTGAATAATAGCATTAAAGAGTGCGTCACGGCCTACAGTGGACGCTGAGAGTCCTCTACGAGCCATTTGCTGCTCAATAGCAGCTACTGCAGGTCTAGCCCATGCAGGAGTCTTACCTTCTTCCATACCAGCCAAAAGACCTTCCATCTGTGTGGACACAAGAGCTTCTTGTGGTAGAGAAGCTACAGCAGCTTTTACTTGTGGATCTCCTCCTTCATCTAATTGAGCCTCCACAGAAGCAGGGTCTTCTGCTATTGCTGCAGATATTTCAGGAGGAACATTTCCAACAACGGCCAACATATCTGCCGCGCTAGTAACCCTTTCTGTTCCTGTAACAGCGTCCATCTTAGCTGCTTCGGCAGTAGGCACCCCGCCAATTTGAGCTGCATCACCTTTAGGAGGCTCGCCTGTAATAGCCTCTCTTGTTTTCAGCTCCGTTTGTGGAATTTCTTTTAATTGATTTGCTTTTTTTGTTTTTGCCTCACCTACTTGAGCTTCTCTTTCTTTAGCAAGATTAAACTCAGGTATCTTGTCTAAATCAACACCCTCTTTAGTAACAATATCAAGTACATCTTTTTTCTCTCTTTCGGAGATAGTTTTTGCATCCCTAGTAGCTACTTCAGGGCCTTCAGGTTCTGAAACTGTAAACTTTTCATCTGTAGTTACACCATCTGCATAATCTTTCTGTTCAGGTCTTTGAGCAGCTTCTCCTAGAGCCTCTTCTTCTTCTTTAGAATCACGGTCAGCAGCTACAGCCCTTTCACTTAAATTAGCATCTTTAGCCTCTGCTTTTGTAGTCACCGATCCAGAAGCAGCATCAGTAGGGTCTAAATCATCAACTTTTTCAGCGGTATAAGAAGGTGCTTTTTTAGGATCGTCTATTTCAATACGAGCGCCTGTTTCTTTATTATAAGCAAACACTTTACCCATAGCTGGCATTACTTGTGTATAACCTCTATTTCCCGGAGTTAACGTGTAACCTTGAGGGACACCATACTCAGCTTCTTGAGCGTCTTTTTTAGAACCTGTATTTACCGTTGTAGCAGAACTAGCTGTCGCTGTACCTGCCGATGCTTTTGTAAGATCATCGGAATCTATCTTGCTAATTTTGTCTTCTTGAGTCTGATAGGTAGTAGAATCATCAGGCATCCCTGCTACATTGGCTTTAGGAGCCGTTAAACCAGATGTGGTAACTTGACCACGCCGTTGAGCCTCAAGCATATCTTTATTAGGATTATCGGGATCTGAAATATATGTCGGCGCTGACCTTTTATCAGAAGAAGCATTACCTCCTGTTTTAAAAGAAGCTCTTTTCCTTTTTAAAGCCTTTAAAGCCTTATTAGTGTTCCTATTTTTTCTACCCATAATGCTTACTCTTTATCTTTTTTAAAAAGGTTTCTTACTGTAGGTGTTTCCCAAATTCTAATACAAGTCCATACAAGGGTCGCTAAAGCAGCTAGAGGCGGTAGCCATCCAGCTAACGTCCCTACGGTGCCGCCAACGGCTACTGCGTCTATCACTGCTTTAGTTTCCTCCTGCATTACTGTTTAGCCTTTCCAATGTTGATAGCTAAAAGATCTATAAACTTATATAACTTTGCAATCCACTCATCGTCTTTAGGCGTTGGTGTAGTAGCAGCTATAAGGGATGCTACAGTTACAACAGTTGTTAAAGTTGTAATAATCTCCATCATATCCATTACCATGGTACTCCTGAACCTTGAGTAGGCGCTTTATCTGCTTCAATTTGAGCAGCCAGTGATGCCTCAATAGCATCTTTATCTACGCCTTCAGCCCAGCACCAAGCCAGTACAGCAGCTTCTGTAAGGTCTGCATAGGCTACAAAGCCTTCTGCGGATGCGTCAGGTGTAAAACCACATGTACCATAGCTAGAAGCTGTAAAAGTATCTTCTCCTACAGTCTCTGATGCTGTGGCTTGCCAGTGTGCAATAGTTACTCCACCGTCTGCTAAAGTTCTTTCTAGTGTTGAAATTGTCCAAGTTGTCATATTGTTTCTCCTATTAAGATTCTAGTTGTGTGATACGGGCTTCAAGTTCTTGTATGGTTGCTACAAGCAAAGGCACAAGCTTACTCTGGTCAATACCTTGATACTCAGGGTTGCCGTCTTCATCTACTGCGTCTTTCGTGCCGCTAATTGCTTCGGGCACAATGTCCTGTACTTCGTGAGCTAAGAACCCATCGACAGTTGTGTCAGCGTCTGCAATAAAGTTAAAGCGTGAAGGCTTAAGTTGCTTGAGGCGTTCTGTAGCGCCTGACATGGCTACTACATTTTCCTTTAGGCGGTAGTCGGAAGAGGTGTTGTACGCGGTTGCAGAGCCAGATGTTGTAACTGTGCCGACAGTTCCATTACCGTTTATAAATTTTAAATTTGAAAAGCCACCAGTGCCGCTTCCACTTGAGTATGTAGTTCTGCCAACCGCTTCAGTAAACACACCTGCGGCAGAGGAGCTTGGAGTTGTGCCGTGAGTTGCATTGCCTGATAGGTAGAGGTTTTTGAACTCTAATCCTGAAGACCCCAAGCTAACATTATTGTTAAAAGTTGAGCCATCTGCGCCAACAGGAACAATTCTGCTATTGTCTTTGTCAAGCTGTAGACCAAGACCGTCAGCAGTTGAAAAATACATTCTGTCAGCAGAAACAACACCAATACTACCGACTTGGGTGCCGTCTTTATAAAATTGCACAATGTCACCGTCAGATGACAACCTATTAAGCAACAAATTAGTATTACCTGAGCGTGTGCTTGTAATTCTTCCATCTGCGCGATTTTCTACGCCAACAACACTAAAGGTTGTGCTAGTTTTACCCACAAGAAGATTACCACTGGAAATGCGCATGCGTTCTGCGGTAGCTGTGTAAAACAACATATCATCTGAAGCATTCAGGTAATTAACTCTGCCTGCGTTATCGTCTGCCGTATCACCAAAGGATAAAGACGAAATACCATCAGTAGAATTTGATGTAATAGAAATAACGCCAGCA